AATTCGGGGCCGGGTTCGACTGTAAGGATTCTCATTCAGCCGAGAACCTCAAGGTTCACTTCGACGCCCAGGTATTCGATGCCACCGATGGTGAAGGTGCCTGGGTTGTTCCAGCCGGTGACTCGGCAGGAATCGCAGGAGTCGGACAGGGTCGGGTCGAGGTCGATGGCGTGAAAGATTGAGTCGTTGCCTTGGCCGAGGAAATCGTCGAGGCGTTGTTGGCCCAACTGGTCGTCGGCTCTGGTGAGCATGACGAGGACGCTGTATTGGACGAGCATTCCGTCGTTGAAGTCGGCGTCGTAGCTGCCGGTTCCGAGTGAGACGACAGCGGCTGGGGGTTGAACGCTCGAGGGTATCCATTCGTAGATCCGAATGTTGTTCATGTTGCCGATGGCGTGGGTGATGCCTGCTCTTACGTCTGACAGGTTCATCCGATGACCAGCCCTTGGCCGCCTGCGCGTCGATATGGGGAGATCAGCATTTGGACGTCAGGGTCGAGGCGTGTGGACACTCGGATGGCTCCGAATGCTTCACCAGCTGCGAACCCTTCGGGGGTTTGCGCGCGTCGGTAGATCCGGGCGGCTTGGATCAGACAGGCTTGGGCGATTGAGTCGGGAACTGCTGCCCAACCCCATTTGGCGGTCACTTGGATTCGTGGGCGTCGACCAGTCACCGGGAACAGTTTAGGGACGGTGGCGACGATGGTGTTGTAGGGCTGGCCGGCGACTCCACCGATGGTGGCGTTGATCGGCTCGAGAATGTATTCGGTGTCGACCCATGTTTGGTCGAAGGTGCCGTTATCGCCTGTGTCGGTTTTGACGATCAATCCGGTGATGGTTGAGAAGTCGTCGACGCTGCACCGGATCGGACTGTCGGGGTAGTAGACGCGCGCTGAGGTGGTGTCGTCGAGGTAAAAGCGTCGGTTGGTGAATGTGTCGATGGTTCGTGAGGCGACTTCGATGGCGGCTTCCATTTGGGCGTCTTCGCCTGTCCCGTAGTTGGAGGAGGGGAACAAATAGGCTTTGAAGTCGTTGAGGGTGGTGTAGCCGTTGGTGATGGTCATTTTGTGAGGCTCCATTTGGTTCGGAGTCGGGTGACGTTTTCGGCTACGGCAGACCAGCGTTCCGAACCGGATTGTGATTCAAGGTGGGTGACGGTGGCGTGTGGATCGTAGACGTTGCGGAGTCCGGCGTCGACGGCTGCCAAGCATAGGTCGACGTCTTCGTAGCCGTTCCAGTATCCCTCATCGAAACCTCCGAGGGTGTGAAATGTGTTCCGACGAATAGAGAGGCAGGCTCCGGTTATGGCGTCGACGTCGATGGGTTGGTCGGTCCAATCAATGGTGAGGTTCCACGCTTCGAGTCCTGGTGGCCGGTTGAAGTCGACGGCCACTCCGGCTGATTGGATTCGACAGTCGGGGTAGATGAGTTTTGGTCCAACGATGCCGACAGTGGGGTCGTCGAGTTGGTTGGTGTGTGAGGTCCAGTTGGGGTGGACGATGGTGTCGTTGTTGAGGAAGATGAGTCGGTCGGCGGTGGCGTGTTGTGCGCCTTGGTTGCAGGCGGCGGCGAAACCTTTATTGATGGGGTTGGTGATGGTGGCGAGGCGTTCGGTGCCGTCTGTGGAACCGTTGTCGACGATGATGATTTCGTCGACGGGGTCGTGGCGGAGGATTGACGCCAAACAGTTTTGGGTCAGCTCGAGGCGGTTGTAGGTGGGGATGATGACGGCGATGGTCATGGGGCCGGGTCTTCTATGAGTCCGGGTTCTTCGCAGAGTTTCCGCCAGGTTGCCCAGAGGGTTCGGTCGTCGAGTTGGCCGAGCTGCCGCCAGTGCGCCCCGTAGGTGGGGTGAAGGTTGGTGGCGTTGAACGCTGCAAGGCCGTTCCGGGTTTTGGTGACAAGCTGTTCGAACGACCGGTACTGGTAGTGGCGGTAGTTAAGGCCGAGGGATTGGCTGCCGGGATGGTTGAAAACAAAATGATTGCCAAAGTCAATCCAAATCTCGGGATGGTATCGGAATGATACTTTGCCCATTTTTTGGGGTGATTGCCGGCGATGGCGGATTCGATGGAATGGTGACGGGTCGGTGGGGTCGTCGTCGTCGGTGACGATGTGGTCCCAGCCGGTGGCGGTGTAGACGTCTCCTTCGGCTTGGTCGAAAAACTCTTTCAACGTTCCGCCGGTCCAGTACCAGTATTCATCGGCGTCGAATGGGAGAATCCAGTCGGCTCCGAACTCGTCATGGGCCATTTGGGCGAGTGCCGTCATTTTCTGGTCTTGGTAGTAGCCGACTTCGGGGTCTTCGATGACTGTGAGCCGGCCGGTTCGTTGCAGGTTTTGAAGAATGAACCCGGTGTCGTCGACGCTCATGTTGTCGGCGACGATCACATGGTCGACGCCTTGGTCGAGTAGGTGTTGGATTGTCCAGTCGATGATGTCTTCTTCATCGCGAACCATTGTGACGGCCACAACTTTCATTTGATCCGCCTTGCGGGGGTGCCGACCCATGTTGAGTTCGGTGGAAGTTCCTGTCTGGGGAGAACGACTGTTCCGGCTCCGATTGTTACTCGAGGGCCGAGGGTCGCGAGGTTGGAGATGACGGCTCCGGCTCCGATTTGGCAGCCGGCTCCGATGGTGACGTCTCCACAGATCGTGGCTCCTGGTCCGATGGTGACGAAATCACCGATCTGGGCGCGTGTGATGAAGACGTTTCCGTTGATGTGGCTGTGTCGCCCTATACGGGTTTTTGGACCGATAGTGGTATGTGCGCCTATCACAGAGCCTGGAAGGGCTTGTACGGTCTTGTGGACGGCTGCTGTGGGATGTATGGCGCGCGCTGCTTTTGCTGGGATGTCCATTTGTTCCCGAACCCTTGAATCGTTGTGGCCGATCAAATATTGATCGAACTGTTCGACGTCGATGCAGGGGCCGAGAATGTTAGGGCCGTCAACATGATCGTCGAGGAACCCAACGAAGTTTTGGCCCGATGCGGAAACGATGGCAGCGATGTCCTGCCCATGACCCCCAGCACACAGCACAACCAGCCCGGAGTTCACAGCTGATAGTTCCGTGAACGTCGAACCCCAATGTGAATCGTTCGAGGGTCATCACCGAGTTCTCCGAGATACCCGAAACGCCAATCGTCTTTCAACAGATCGGCGGTCAGTTCAGCCTCCAACCCTGCCCGATAGTCGCGCGCGATGGCGATGGGATAGACACAAGGGTTGAAGGTGAAAAGGTGGCATTGTTCGACAAATCCGTATTTCTGTTTAAACCGGTCACGGTCGATTCCGTAGATTCCTCCGGCCTGCTGCTCCTCCGGCGACCAAGGCTGACGAAGCAAAGCAACCTGGGCGAGTTCCGGTTCATACTCCAGAAGTTCAATCATCAGCTCCACATCGACGACATCAGGGAAAATGAAGTCGTCCTCAAGGTGGAAGACGTAGTCGATGTTTTCGTTGAGGTGATCCCAGCCGGATTGGATGGCACCGGCCAACCCTCGCCTCGGCAGATTGCGGACCATATCGAAACCGTCCGGTCTGAACCCGACAGATTCACCGGAATCATCAACAAGGAGACGCTGAGCGAACGGATAGTCCAAACATTGAGCGGCGGACTCGAGGGTTCGTTGCAGATAATCCCAGCGGCCGTCGGTTATGACCATCAACGCCACGTTCATTTGACAGCCACCCCATGCCTCGCCCATCGGCGCATGAAGGCGGCTTTGTCGGCGTTGAGTTGGGATTGCATGGCAGGGTCGGTCCAGTCACCGGTTTTTGATCCTCCGTCGATGTGCTGAACCGTTGTTTCGGTTGCCATCGCATACCATCCGCCGGCCATATCAATCGACAACGTGAGGTCGTTGTCTCCGTACCACCATCTGCAGTCTTCGGGGAAACGCCAGCCTTCGTTGAACCATTCGGATTTCACCATAAAAGCGAAACCGGCGAGACCTCCGGTGCCGTCATACCGATTTGCACAAATACCGTGAAGCTGCACAACCGGGTCGCCTGTTTCTCGGCTGTCATAGTTCGGACATACCGCCACCATTTGGTGATCCGAACGAAGCACCGAAGCGAGAGTTTCGATGAACTTCTCTCCGATCACGATGTCGTTATTCAAGAAAGCGATGTTGCATTTGTGATGCCGGCTCACAGCCCAATTCACACCGGCATTCCACATCTCATGAATACCCATTCCTTCACAGTCCATCACCTTCGCAAAAGTCTGTGATCCCAACCATTTCACGGTCTCAGGATTGGAACCGTTGTCGAGAACCAAGATTCCGTCGTGGCCGCCCTGGTCGTGCAG